AACTACCTTTAATTTATTTAATCCCATTTAATAGCTTCTAGTTCTTCAACTGTTGAAACTTCCCTTATTTTCTTAGTTATAGCAGTGTATTTGTTTTGAGCAGCAATAACTCTTAATATCCAAGAGAAGTAAATTAGATTTAATTCTCCCAATGAAATAGATGCAATAGAGTTATCTTTTAATCTCCATTGAGTTGGTAGCGATTTTAAAAGTTGCTTTAATTTCCCAGCTCTCATAGCCAATTTGATTTTTTCTTCTAGCTCTGCATCTACAAGAATACCTAAAGTACTTAATGCATCTTTAATTACATCATAATCTTCGATTTCTCCTGCCATATCTAAAGCCATCTTGACTCTCATAAAATTAACTTCATCATATTCTTGCATCTGGAATACTTTTCCATTATGCTCATATGAGCCAAACATCTTATCTAGCAGTATTTCTCTGAACTTGTGCCTGAAAGTTCTTTTAACATCTTCCATGTCTATATCCCAAGTATGTGTAGATGTGTTCCACGTATGATATGAGCTAGGCTGTGGTACAACCTTTAATTTCTTATTTTCTATATACTCTCCTGGGGCTAGTTGAACCTCGATATCTTCTTCGATTAATTCGTCTCTAGTCATCTCTCTTATAGTGTTTTTTGCTTCGTCATATGTTGGATATTTGAAAGCTTCATTTCTCTCAATTACAACATATTCTGAAGGGATAAGTTCTGGATAATCCAGGAATAAATTACCTTCCATGAATTGCATGACTTCATCTGCTGTTAAATTAACAGTAAAAGCAAGTCTTGATTTTCTCTCTTTTGAGTAAATATAAAACATAATATCTCTCCTTTCAATTTTGAATAGATTTTTAAATTTATAAAGAATTTATAGTTTTATTTTCTGCTTTTGAGCATATATTTATATTTTTTCTTAAATATAATTTCTAAGAATTTTATATATAAGATACTCAAAATAGCATTTTTAATTATAAAAATCTGAATAAATTTAAAAATCTCTAATACTTTTTATTAAAAAATACCTAATTTTTTCCTTGCTACAATAAGAGTATTTCTTATTTCAGTAGCACTTACTTTTTGAATATAGTGTTTACTTGTGACACCACTGCTAGAATGATTAGCATAACTTGAAGCTAATCCTAGTCCAGCTAAATTATTTATTAAATTAATGCTAGTTTTCCTAAGAGTGTGAGGATATAGATCCTCTATTCCTAAAATTTTTCCTAGCTTCATATATGATATTTTCCTGTGCAAACGGCAGTGGTGGCTATGGCGGGGAGGTTAGCGAATGCCATTTCGATCCAGTAAATAGAATGCTTAAGTTTTACCCTAACACCTTGAATGGTAGTAAGGAAATTGAATTAACGGGGCAGTGTATTTCTGTTTCTTTGGAAACTATATAAAATTTAAACTATTTTTTATATCTAATTCTAAATTCTACCAATTAAAAGAACAGTAAAACCAGCATTTACATTAGCAACTTCAAATGTTTGCGTCGCCGAATTATACCAACCCACGACAGGTTGTCTATTACTTGCATATAAGTCACCATTGTTATCCTCTAAAGATATATAAACTCCATCTTTGAATTGAATAGGAGATTTTATTGTAGCTTTAGCATAATCTGTAATCACACCAATACTCATCATACAAGTAGCGAAATTACCTATTTGTGTAATATATGAAGAGCAAGAACTTATATTAGTCATACCTGTCGTTCCTGTAACAACTCTATGACTGATTAGATTTTCCAACAAGAATGGAAAATTTATTCACAAAATATGGAAATTTTTCAACAGACAATAATAAACTTAGTGGTAATATTTCATTAATTTTTAAAAGTAATGCTAATGATGTTTTAAATCAAAAATTTTCTGTGACTGAAAATGGCTTATATTTAATTTCAGCAACACAAAGAGTCACAAATACTGTTGACACATCTGAAACTGTTAAAATATTAAAAAATTCTGAATTACTTACCAGACACGATTTTAATATACCAATTGTTAATAGTAGAAGAGAAACTAATGTAACATTATCTACAATCGTATATTTAACAACAAGTGATATAGTTCTTATAACAAGAAGTAACTGCGATTATATTTGTAGACAAAGAGATTTATTAATCTTTAAATTAATCTAATATATAGAAAGTATCTAAGTACATACTTTCAACTACTTGTATTGGGGATAAAATATACAAATTTCTAGTATTTTCATCGTATCTAGTTCTTGCTGTTTGACCATTAGGATAAGATACTAATACCTTCAAATTAAAACTTTTAGGCTTAAATTCTTTAGGAAAAGTGAATAGTAAAGATCCGTTTGTTAGAGTTTTTGATACTCCAGAAGGTATATCTAGAAATACATGTCCAACGTTACCTATTTTTTCAAACTGTAAATCTGTATATCTAGTTCCAGTGGTTTTATTTACAGATTCATATTTGGATAAATTTTCCAATCTCTTACGATTTTCCCAAATTGATAGTTCTTCAAAGTTCCCATCTGGAACACTTACTCTTCTATTTTGAGCTTCTTTACAAATGTAGAATTTCTTGTTTCCTGGGAAATAGTAAACATTCCCTTTTACTGCTTCTGTTAAAGGGAATTTTCCATCTTCTTTTCCAAGTGCAGAGACTAATCTATCATCAATTTCTTGAGCTGTTCCTGTATATCCACCTTTTTGTGTATAGTTAGTTTCTAAGAATTCTTTTGTGATGTATAGATCTTTTCCAACTCCTTCCACTACAATAGATTGAGCATTAGATGCAATTAAGTTAAGTTTCAATTCTATCTTAAATGGACCGTCAGTTTCAGGCGGTATCCAAGAAGTTTCGTCTCCATCATTCATGTAATAGTACATTATCTCTTGCCCATTATCATTAACAAACACACCGATTTCTCTTGGATAATACCCTGTTCTAAGACTTACGTTATCTATGTTAGTAGTCAAAATAACTGTGTCATGTTCCTGGTTTAAAGTCAGAATTCCTTTCTCAACTTTTTGATTAATCAAATGTTCTAACTCTGCTGGGTTGTCATAATTATCTAGTCTACCGTCACCAATTTTAATCTTAGAAAAGTTAATAGGCTTGTTCTCTGCCTGAATTTTAGCCAAGTATTCTCTACCTTTTTTCGTTATTCCATTGAATTTCATTTGCTAATACCTCCTATAACTTGTTTATATGCTTTTATGTAAATAGCATTATTTACAGTAAAGTCTTTCTTTTTATTTTCCTTAGTTGCTAATAAAGTCACTTCTTTAAAGCCTGATATGTAGTATTTAGATGTGTTTACTTGTTTTAACTCTATATAGTCTAAATGGCTTCTAACGTTCTTATTAGCTTCTATGTTTTCCATTAATTCTCTGTACTCTTTAGGATCTACTATTTTCTTATCTGTATATATTCTAAAAGTTCCAGGTCTACCATTGTAAGCAGTCCATTCTTTTACATCAAACCCTTTGTACAACAGACCGCACACATCTTTTAATACCTTAGTTGTACCCATGTTAATTTTAGAAAATATAGCCCTTTTAACTATTTTTTTCTTTTCTTCAAGAGTTGCATTTTTAGTGTATATAGAGTATTCCCATAACAGCATATTAATCTCTTGCTCATTCATTAAATCTATCATTTCAAGCTTTTTTAATTCACTGTTTATGATAGAGTTTCTACCTCTCAAGACATAGTCTATAGACTCATATATCCATTTAGTCGTAGCATCATCTAAAGTAGATACTGCAGCAATGTCTGTTAATTTCAAGTCATCTATTAATATCATATGTCTTCAACTCCTAAATAATTGATTACTACATTTGTATTACACTTAGCAAACTGATGAGGTTCTAGCTTTTTGTAAACTGGAGAAGTGATGACAGTTCTTTTTACTCCAGCGAGTTTTAATCTTTTGATTAACTCGTCAGGTATTATATCTCTACCTAATTTATTTTTTTGCCATTCTACATACTCATTTACTGCTGTTTGTACTTTAGCTTTTATTAAATTAATATTGTTTTCATCTGCTTTATTTATGTAATAATCAAATTCAACTTTGTAATCTACAACTTCAGGGCTTTTTATAGTAACCTTATCTGTCAAAGGTCTTATTTCATCTGAGTTTACAACTTTCAATACTTGGTTTCTCAACTCTTCAGAAGGAACTCCATCTTTTGTAAGTACGTAGATATCAACTTCGCAAGGGTTTGGACTCTTAACAGTAACATCAACTATCTCTGGAGATGTTGATAAAGTCCAAAACACATAAGCTCCAACTGAACCCGCAACAGAAAAAGAGTCAGGAACAAGTCTTAATCTTTCTCTATAGACCTCATCTTCTTCCAAGTCTGTCCCGCCATTTGAAATAGTGATATTTTCTACTTTAGAAAAGTAAGGGTATAAGTCAACCATCGTATTGATGTGTCCTATAGGGATATTATTCCCTATCGTTCCAGCTGTCTTACAAGTAGCAATACCATCTACATATAAGGTATTTTCTGCTATAGAATACTCTTCATTTGTTTCAAAATAAAGGTCATTATATCTAATCAAACTCCCTTTTGGTATGACTATTTTCTTTTGTTTAGCAGATATGATAGAAAATCTAAAAGTAGCTTTAGCATATTGCTCTTCTAGTCTTAATCCTCTGTCTCCGTATCTATCTCCCAATAAGTCTAATCTATAATCTCTAGCATATTTTAAGTAATTCTGCTTTAGATTATCATTGTAATTCTCTTCTCTCATAGCTATGAGATAAGCAACACTGGCAAAG